GCCATAATTTATCTCCTATGGGTTTGCTGAGGTTACTGGTATACGAACAGCGCCATCTGTATAGTCATCTCTTCGTCTTCTACCAACTTGCTCGTTAGCAAACTTCTGTACTTCTTGTTTATATTTATTTTCGTATAAAGTCAACATGTCTATCGGACCTTTTAAAAATCCATAAGTTTCAGACAAACAACAATATAAAAGACCGTTTGGAAAATTCATACTAATGTAGTTAGTTCCATCTGCCCCCTCTAATAATGCAGGGGCTGCATTATAATGAACTCTAAATTTGTATGTTGCATCAGGAACAGGGGCAAAAATCATTCTTCCAGATGTAGTATCAGACTCTCCTGTACCACCACCAAACATAGCATAATACTTTGGTTGTCCTCTTTTAGCTGATTCTGTAGATGATATATATTCTTGTAAATAAGTTACATCTTTCTTTTCTAACCAAACATTTGCACCTGTTGAAGCAGATGTAGAGTCGTAAACTTGTATACCTCTAATAAAAACAGCTCCTGCTGGAGCATTAATACTTTCTTGACCTACAACTAAATTACCTATTTGTTGTTTTCTATCTGCATCAATAGGTACATCTCTAAAAATTCTATATTGTGCATTTAAGATAATATTTTCTAAAACAGAGTCTGATAAAACTGTAGAATCTGTTTCAGTGTAACTTCTTATTTGTGTTTTTAATCCTGATGCACTTAATCCAGCCATTATCCAATCCTCGCTAATTCTTTACATTTAGGACAACGATGTTTATACTTGTTATGTTCATTACAAAAACCTCTAGGATGTAAAATTACCTCATGAGGATCCATTTGTTCTTTTGGTTGAAACCAAGATTTAATTTTATCTATAATTTTTTTAATCATGCACTTAATGTAACCGGTCCTACTGAACAACCAGGTCCTCCTCCTTTAACTCCACCAATTGTAGCAGTATCTGTATCAACTGTAAAATGAAAAAAATTTGCAGTTGAATAATCTGTTGTAACTCTTGCACCATCTTTATATTGACCTGTAGTTATTGCATAACCAGCAGCTTTTGCAATATTAGCACCTGTAATACCATCAAAATCTGCAGGATTATTGTATTGAAAAGTTCCACCACCACCTGTGTTTAAAGCTGGAGATCCTCTAAATCTATAAGTTGTTCCATTTGTTAAACCATGCCCTGGAGCTGTTACGTTTATAATTCTTGATCCTGATTCATAAGTT